AGACTTGCATAGTTTCTCCTTTGTCGGGCAAGGCTCCGCTTGTGCGGTCTTGCTAGTTATGTTTCTCAGCGGCTTAAGCCGCAAGATCATGCGACTGATTTTGTTAGCGCGCCGCCAGCAAAAACCAGATCAATTGTTGAAAGCTCACCAAGGGACGAATTGATTGGTGTGTGGCTTGCTAGATAAGCCTGCACTAGTTCATATTTTGGCGCGCTGGCAGTAGGTGTTGTAAGTGCTGCTGTCGTAGTTGCAACGATGACATCGACGTTTGTGCCAACCAAGCTGTAAATGCTGGCTTCGGTTTCTCCAGCGGCGTAGCTCTGATACAGGGTCACAGTAATTGTGTTGTTTTGCAAACCTGCTGTGAACTTGCGAGCACTGTCACCAAAAGCAGTATTTTCTAACTGTTCTTTTGTAAACGTCACAACGGCATTTGTGCACTGATCGGTCAAGTCGACTCCGTTAATTTTTAATGCTGGGTTCGAGAGATATTGCGTTGTAGCCATGTCTATTGCTCCTTGGGTTCTGATTTGACTTTAGATGATTTCTTTACGCTGTCGGTGGATATCAGGCCGCCGTCGAGCAGTGCGTCAATGTTGACACCGTCCTCTGGGATGAACTCGTCGCCCGGGGTTCCTAGGCGTGGGCTAATGATGGTGTACATGGTTTCTCCTTATGCGCTTTGGGCTTGTATTCCACAGTCAAGGTCATAGCAAGGGAATAGCTGCCCACCAATTTCTAGGTTGCTGGGACGGCCTGCCATGACGATGATCGGACTGAGTAAAACTTTGCTGACGATGTCGAGGATGCTGCGCAGTACTGGTAGGCCTGCTGGGCCTGAGCCGATGACCTTGATTGGGAAGTCCATGCGGATGATGTTGCCATTGCCAGCCACGGTCGTAAAGGATGGCGCATCTATGTAAACGCAATTAGGAACAAGGCGGGTCGGATCATTTACCACTCTGAGGCCAGTGACTGCCGTGAGTGTGGTCGTGAGGTCGTCTATAGCCTCGTTGAGAGCGTCTGTGTAAGCCATTAGGCGCAGGCAGGCCTGTCGATGCCCAGCAACTGTTTAACGATCGGTGTGAGGCTCTGCTGAGGAGCTGTGCCCATTCCGTCAAAGGATGCAAAAGCGTTCTCAAGTGAGCCACGGCTGCGCCAGAGGGCCGCGCAGTACATGAGTGTGCCTAACGTCTGATCGCCACCTGGGCTAGTTGTCAGGCTGTCAATGTAACCAGCCTCTTGGCGGCGACGGTAACAGAACTGATTGCCAGCAGACACAGCCTGCGTAATAAGCGTGTAGTCGTCCGATGGGTTTGTGATCTGCACACCCAGATATGTCACCAGATTGGATGCCGATACCCATGTGCAGGTCAGCGTGTAGGTAACTGTGCCGGTGGCTGCGACTCGATCAACGTCATCTGCAACCTTGGCATACAGCACTTGGTTAGCGATTGGCTCGTCAATGTCGTAGAGCAGATCGCCTTGAGTGTCTACACCTACATAGCGGTACTGAGGTAATGCGCGGACTGTGTATGTGCCGTTAAATGTGGCATCTACTCCAGCGACTGTGATTGACTCGCCGACTGCAATTTCTGTGGGGGTCAGTAATTGCAGTACGGCAAAATCATCTATTAGGTACTTGTTAGTGACGCTGTATATAGCCATGAGCGGATGCTCCGCTTCTGACTAGGCCAACGCGATTTTTTGTACTTGCTTGGCGTCAGCGACAAAAAGACTTGCATAGCCGTGGTAGCTGAGCACTTTGCCGAGCGTAGATGGTTCGTCTCGTGACAAGAGGCCCCTGATGCTCTCATAAAACTCGATCGCTGCGCCGCGTGCGACAACCATCGTGCCAGCAGCAAAGTTGCGATCTGCTACAAGGTTCAAGCCAAATGGATTGAATGTGTTTGCAACAGTGACGTTTGCAGCGCCCATGCCGTTAACACCCATGAGACCAGCTGCACCGACGTACGGGAATACTGGTCGCTTGTCTGCGTCCAACTGTGCGCCCAATGCTTGCCAAACTCCAGGAGCCACAAAGATGTGATCTGGCAGGAAGTTTGTGTCCAACAGAATGTTGTAGGCGGCGGTGTAGATAGCCGAAATTAACGATGATGGATCGTTTGCTGTGACTGTCCATGTAGCGCCTGATGCAGTTGCTCCTGCAACAAGACCATCAGCAGCAAGGTTGTCGGAAGCCTGCATGTACTGGCCCATCAAGTCGTTGATAATGATTTCCATTGCACCGGGCGACGAAAAATCAACATCCTGAATTGAGAGCTGGACTTGCCCAGCCAGGGTTGTCTTAGAAATTACGTTTGACGCAATTACGGGAGTTGTTGCAGATACTGCTGTGAGTTCAGTGCTCTGCGTTGCTACCGACGTGTGAGTTGTCCACGTAGGCCTGATAAAGGTTTTTTGACTTCCGCCATCTGGATAAGCGCGGGCGCCGACAGCAGCAACTACTGGACGAATTGACTGGTTCAAGTTCTCGAAAACAGGCCCGAGCACTGGAACTGGCAAAAGACCAGGAGTGTCAGTGGTAAGTACATCACCAGCGGCTGCTTGAAATGCTGACTGCTTTGAGCGCATGAAATCGCGTGCAGCAGCAGAAACGTTCTCGAAAGTTGTTCCACCGATGTGCATTGCTGCCATGTACTCGCCAGGTGTTGGCAAGTTAAATTGGCGCTTTGGTTGTGCTGGAATTGCAGCTGTAGGAATGGTTGCCTCAACTGCTGGGACGGTTACTTCTGACATGGGTTCTGTCTCCTCTGTGGGTTCTTGTATTTCATTATTATCGGTCTCTTCGGGTTCGTGGTGGATACTCGCGGCAACGGTAGCGATATTTGCCATGTCTCCAAATGCGCCTACGGGGACGAGGCTGAGTTCTGTCCAGGTGGCAGACTCGATGATCATTGTGCCGTCGTCGTCATATGAGAACTTTTGGGGGGTCACACCGACACTTACTTGGTCAATGACGGTCTCTTGCAGCATGATCATGGCATCCTGGCCTTGAGAACTGGCGCTGATTTTTGCGCTAAATAGCATTCCCTCTTCGGTTTCTACGCGCTCGGTAACGATGCCTACTGGCATAGATGCGTCGTGGTACATAAAAAGTCTTGGGGCTTTGCCTGTGACTGGCAACGAGCCAGGGCGAAAGATCACGGCAGTGCCATCAGAAACTACGGCAGGCACGTTATAAGGAACTGCCGTTCCTGAAATTGAGCGGCGCGGCGTGTCTCCTGCGGCAGCGTCGAGCGTAAAATCTCCTGCAATTAGTTTGATCATCGGTTTGCTAACTCCTCTTGAGTGTTTTCTTGTGGTTCTTCTGCTTGATCTGCTAAATAGTTTTCGGCAAGATAATTTTCTGCGTCAAACTCGACGTAAGTTCCCATCGGCAAAATGCTGTTCATACTAAACGCTTCTGCAATTGCTTCAGCGTAAAGTTTGACACCAAAAATGTAAAGGTCTGCGCGCGCTTGCTGTGATGACTGATAGGAATATGACCCGGTTGAAACGCCGACCAAGTATGGCGGCACGTTGCCCAGTCGAGCCATTTCAAGTGCGCTGTAATTTGCAGACTCGATTAACAGCATTTTGTCTGGTGACATTGTTGTCGCTTCATAAGATAAAAACTCGTTAAGCGCAGCGGTTTGATTAGTGGCGCGTGCAGCGTTAAACGCAGCTGCAAGATCAGCTAGTTCTTGTGCGCTTAATGGTTCGCCACCAGTTTGTTTAAGGATGCCAGCAGGGATGGACGACGACGCATTGCGATTGCGCGCGGCCTCAACTTTTAGCGCAGTTTCTACTGCTGACACACTTGTGTACACAAGGCCTGTGGTCGGTGACAAGATTTGCAACAGATCGCGTGTGTCGAGTTCTACGCCGTTGAAGTAGACCTGATTGCTTGGCGCGAACCAGACGGGACCTGTCTGGTCGGTAGTCGTGATGGAGCCGACTGGTAGCCGTTGGTAGGACGCAGGAAAGCCGTCAGCCGTCCTCGATGTGATGTGGATAATGCTTCTACCGAACATGTAGAGGTCATCAAAAACCCAGCTAAAAAAATGGGCGTAGGTGTTTTGTGGATCGGGTTGACGCATCCATGATCGAGGCGCAATGTAATTCTTGACCATGCGTTCGCCGTCCCAGCTCATGTTGTATGCGCGCAATGGCATACATGCGATGACTGATGCAAGCAGATCGCGGCAGCGTGACACCGCTGGGATGGTCATTAACTGGTTTCGTGCTTCGCCTTCGCGCCACGAGTAATACTGATTAAACACATTTACCGCGCTGTTCGGGTTAGCAAAACTGTTAGCCCCAGCAGCTGCTGCTTTTGCAGGCGCTGGACTGATTGCAGCCTTGTTCACTTTGCGGTCAAATAATCCCATGCCACAACATTACAGACAGCGGCGCTGTGATGGTGGCACTCGATCGGCCTATCAGTTCCCGACGAAAGGCTAGGTACATCGACCGAGTGCCGAGGGTATGTTACTGATTTACAGTGACCAGCATGGGCTTACCTGACACAGATGGACGTGAGCAAAGTGCTGCCGCCCAGATCATGCAGCGACACAACTCGATTGGCCCTGGACTCCGCTGCGAGCTGACTGCGACTGAGCCTTGGCTTCTGACCGCAACCGCGCGCTGGACATGCTCTGCTAGCTGTGTTGAGCCGTCATGTAGCAGCATTTTTTCTGCTATTAGGTTTCTTACAGTAGGGGTGTATTTAAGTATTTCGCCGTAGCCGACAATGACCTTTTTTGTCTCTAAATGTCGAGGCCACTGTATGTCAATGCTGGGCGAGATAGCAAACTTGCAGCCGTCAGCGGTCAGCCTGTCAACCTCAAGCAAGAGAGCTGCAAAACTGTCTACGACAAAAGCGACGGTTACGACAATGCGGCGATCGGGCAGGGCCACGGCGCGCAGGCCAAAATATCGGCTGTCATCCATGCTGGTCTCGATGGCAACAATGCCGCCTGTCGGTATGTCGCCTTCATGTTCGAGCGCAGGCCAGACACCCGGCGGTATCCATCCCCGATCGGAAGCGACCCACAGATTTACTGATGCTCGTAAGAATTGGGCGCGGTCAGGGTTTTGAGACTCAGCCTCGATCGTTGACAGTTCCAACGTGTGACCGAGCGCAGGATTGCCGTAAGCCCAGGCTGCTGGGTTCATTGGGTCTAGGTCTGGCGGCGGCGACCACTCTGCAAAATACAGCGACGATCGCTCGCCACGGTCAATGGCGCGCAGGCCCTGTTCACGCCAACGCAAAAATGCGGTACTGGCTTCCGTCCCAGCAGTTGACCAGCAGCTAAGCAGCGGCGATTTTCGTGCGCGCATAGATGGGATTAGACCGCCGTCAATAGCGAGCTGCGACATGTCCCAGATTTCGTCTGCCACGATCAGGTCGTTGCTTGTGCCGTGACCGACCGATGGCTTTGCCGCCCTGACTGTCCACTTGCTGCCGTCTGGCATTGTGACCGAGTTCCGCCCATAAGCCTTAACACAGGATGCACCAAAGCGAGCCTCAAGCACTGGGGCGATCTCATCAAACAACGTGATAGCCAAGTCAAGTCGGTTCGCCGTTGTTAGCACCGTCTGTTTTTTGCCCCGTATTTTGGGCATTTCTGTAAGCCACCAGCCGACCAAACTACCTAGAGCAACGGTTTTGCCGTTCTGTCGGGCCGTAGAAACCAGGCTTGTGCGATGCAGCAGCTCACCCTGCTCATCAAAAGCCAGCTGACCGTCAAGCGCGCGCACCTGCCAAGGCATAAGAGTGATGCCGAGATGCTGTTCTGCCCATCCCTGCACATCAGACCCATACGACCCGGCAGCATCCGTGACAGTCGTTTCCAGTCGAGGCCAGTCATGGCTGATCGCCGCCAGTTCGGGCTGGTCAGGCTCCGATAGAGACAAGAGTTGGGTCGGGCTTTCTTCTCCT